GGACCAGTGTTACCCGTGGCACCTGTAGCACCCGTGGGACCAGTTGCACCCGTGGGGCCGGTCGCTCCGGTTGGTCCGGTGACTGTAGAATCTGCACCCGTAGGACCAGTTGCACCAGTGGCACCCGTGGGACCCGTGGGACCAGTATTACCCGTCGCACCCGTAGAACCCGTAGGACCTGTCGCCCCTGTTGCTCCAGTCGGACCAGTAGGCCCGGTAGCTCCTGTACTTCCAGTAGGCCCGGTAGCCCCTGTTGGCCCGGTAACTGTTGAATCCGCACCTGTAGGACCTTGCGGTCCGGTAGGACCTGTAGCACCCGTAGGGCCTGTCGGACCGATAGCGCCCGTAGAGCCTGTCGGACCGGTTGCGCCCGTAATACCCGTAGGACCAGTTACACCAGCATCGTCAATTCTTTCGAAAGCACTCTGGGCATCGCCTGTCACACCGGCAAGAATACCGGTAAAGCCCGTAGTATCTACCGTGATTTTCTTAGCTACTATTGGACCTTTGTCATATCCATCATCGTGTGCTCTACCCATGTTGCTTTCTCCCTTTTATATAGTCTGGACGAGGGTCATTCTCGCGCGTGTAACTGTCGTCGATGCCGCATTTGACCCTTGACCGGTGAATTTAAGGCGTAAATATCCCGTAGCAGCGGGCGCATACGCTTTGATGTGTACGTTCTTATCAGTTACCCCTGCGTCAAACGCCGCCGCATCTTCCGGTATGACATAGTTCGCGTTCGTCAGCGCTTCTTGTGCTACTGTGAGCAGTTCGTTTCCCTGCTCGAGTTCGACTTTAACATCGACCGCGCCGCCGGAAGCGAACTGATATTCAAACGCGTACGACACTCCTTTTTGCGTGGGGTAAGAATACGTCCACGCATTGCCTGTACTGGCAACGGCTTTCGAGGTAACGCCCTCGAGTTTAAGGAAGTCGACTATCTGCACATTCGGATTCTTCATTTTGTTCCCCTCTCTTTTTTTCTAAGATATGCCCTTTTCCGGGCAATGGCGATGCGTTCTATCTGAAGAGCTTTATCTTTATCCTGAACAGCTTTCGCTTTTATGTCAACGCGCTCTTCGTTTTGTCGAATTGTCTCTTCTTTCGCAAGCGTTTCTTCCGCCCGTTTCTCTCTCACACCGAGCGCGTTTACCCGAGTGGTGTAATCCCGTTCTTTCTCCGAGAGCGTTGAGATAGCACCTTGTAGGCGCTTATCTTCGGAGGCATTACGCTTTTCGGCTTTCGTCGCGGCTGCCTCACGGGTTTTTACTTCCACTTCTTTTACCGCTATCGCGTCTTCACGCGCCTTAACCCGTATCTTCAATCCTAACTCTAACTTAGCCGCGGCTTCCGCGCTGTTGCGTCGGGCATCTTCTAACATCTTGCTTTGCCGTAAACTCCCCGCAAGTTCCTCACGGAGCGCGTCGTTCTCTTTTTTCCCTTGCACCCACACTCGTTTTACGTCGTAGTACGCGCTTCGGATATTTGCCAGCTCTTTCTTTAACGCGTCACGGACGGTGGTGAGCTGTTCTATATCATCCGTCGCCCGTTTAGCCTCTCCCGTGCATTTAGTTAAAAAAGCGTTATGCTCTTTACCGAGCGTGACAAGCGAAGAGCGGAGCTCCGCCGTACGGCGAGCTACCGCTTCCGCCATCGCGCGCTCATTATCGAGCGCGATAGAACCCGGGATTATACGCCGTGAACGTATAGTCATCTACCTGCCTGTCTGTTTACCCGCAAAATAAGGCATATCCACTACCAAGATATAACCACAACTCGACCTAAACCTCCTGCACCACCTGCGCCGCCGGTAGCGGGCCCTTGCCCCCCACCACCACCGCCGCCACCCGGAAGTCCACCGACACCTCCAGCAGGACTTGAGCTGCTCTTTGCCCCGGCACCGCCACCGCCACCGTGGGCCCCCGCAGTGCCAGCGAGACCCGCTGAGTTTATAGAACCATATCGTGACATGATTACTCCTTAGGTTAATATTATCAGGCTATACCCTGAACAAGCGAGCACGCTTGAGTACTGATTTCCACCATTAACAGTAACAGTTCCTGAATTAGTAGTAATAGCCTTTGTTCTTACTATAATAGTGCCACCGCCTCCGCCACCAGAATAAGCACCTATTACATTACGACTTTCTCCTTCGCCTTCAGGCTTGCTTCCGCCATAGCAGTAAGTTCTTTGTTTATTTCTATTTTATGTAATTCTTCCGCGCTTAAAGGTTCTTCGTCAACTACAACTGAATCAAGTGCGGAAAGGCTATTTACCTCAACGAACCCGTATCCGTCTTTTAATGGATGTTCTCCGATGGGTAAATCATACTTCGCTATTATCTTCCCGTCTTTTGTGAAATATCCGTAGCCTGTATTGACTTTCATATATTCTCCTTACGAACCCATTGGAATCCAGAAATTATATTCATCACCGCCAGTTATCAGATAGTAATTACCTTTTTTGACAGCACTCATACCGCCAGATTTATTGATAGAACCAATATAGCAACGGCGTGTTGTTGGAGGATTTGATGAATCGCTATGAATTTGAAGAAATGCTCCACCGGCGCAAGATTGAACAAATCCATCAGTGGCAGCAAGATATGATGTAGCCGCCAATATAGTTGACCACGAACCAAGAACTGAACCTCCCGCGCCTGTCCCCCATGCCCACTGACCCGCGGTTCCCGATGCAATAGGGACATCCCCCACTACCGATACGTTATTCGCGTCTCCAAAATTCCCGTGTCTCATTTTAGTTCTCCTCCGTTATATGTATCTGTATCCCCACGTCCCCGTAAGGACGCCGTAACTACTAAGGTTAACCGCTACGTTATTAGTGGTACCGGTTACTTCGTCTGGAATTATCTGTTTTGCATTGTTATCGAATATTACCACGCTCACCATATACGGAGCCGAGAGGCCGAGTGAGTGCGTTATTGTGAGTACTCCGGCAGTAAGAGACGCGTTCGTAAACGTGCCCCTATACGGGCCGGGAGAACCGGTCGGGCCTATCGGGCCGGTAGGACCGGCGGGGCCTGTAGGACCGGCTTGTGTCGGGCCGGTAGGACCTGTCGGGCCGGTAGGCCCCTCTACACCTTGCGGTCCTGTTGGCCCTGTCGCGCCGGGCGTATAGTTTTTTACCCCGTCACCCGTACTATTCCAGCCGATAACCATTCCCGGGTCCGGGTCGAGGAGAGTACCCGTAATGGCGAAAGGTAGATTGACCTTTATCGCGCGGTCTACTTCCTCTTTAATCTGCTGAATGAGCCGCGTTGCCCTGTCGCCCATACTCTCGATTTGCTTTTCACTGAAGCGCCCATTGACCGGAAGAGAGACGACTTGTGTCTCAGGGATGTTACTGACGATGAGAGAATCCTGAAGCGCTGAAGGGGCAGTAGTATATGTAACGGTTCCGCTTTTCTCTATACCTACGGTAAACGCGACCGTGTAATCCGCGCCGTATGTGAGCTTAGTACCGAGAGCTTTTGTCGCGATTGTAACTTTATAGACATCAATGTCCGTAGCCGCGTAAATGGCAAAAGGGAAATCGAACGCGACCTTTCTCCCGCTACCTGCTTCTTCAATTTTCGTAACTACGCTATTTATCGCCATCACTTCTCCTTATGGACATAATATCTTGTTAAAAGTATACCATATAATTGAGATAAAGCAAATTTACTCTTCCCCTTTACTGACGGCGTAGTCAGAAAATCCTATCACCCGCCGCACCGCGTCCGGGTATTCCCCTTCAAGCGCGGAGACTACGCCTTTAGCCGCACCTGCTGCAATACGAGTTGCCCCTGATACCGCGCCTCCGACCGGCGAAACTGCCATTGCCAAGTCCTGAATGAGCGTAAAAAACGTTTCCGCGTCTACTCCGCCCTCATCAACGATAGTCGCGACAGCATCTAACGTCTCCTGTACTTTCTTAGCAAACGTCTCGACAAGGTCCATGTTCGTACGCCACTGGGGAGTTTGCTCGTCTAAAACCTTTGCTACGCCCCAACTAACAAGATTTGAAAGAATGTCGCCGGCGATGGCTATACTCGCTAACGGGCCCAAGATAGCCGCGCGCCACTGGTCGCTATCATCCCAGTTAAACCCGTTCGCTACAAACTGCCATATCGTAGGGAGTAATAAGTGATAGACAAAAAGTTTTCGGGCTGTCTCCGACACTGGCACCGTCTTACGATTAAATATGGCTTGCATCTCTAAATTAAGGTACTGGTAAGGGGCCTGTCTGAATAGCGTTACTAACCGAACTACCGGGTTAGGGTCCGATAAATGCGACGGTAACTGCGCCAAGTCCGGCGATTGCTGAGACTTATTCGTGAATCGCCTGAAGTGGTCCATCGCCTGTTCGTGCGTCATGTTCTTAACTTCCGTGTCGTACATATACATCGCGTAAGACCCAAGATATATCGCCCCTCTATCCCCCAAGCGCATAGACCCAAGTAAATACTTGTCAGCCCCTAAGCGAACACCTTTATCGTATATGCCGTCGGCGTGAAGCATCGCGTCACGGATAGCGAGTATCTCACGTTCGAACGTATCGCCGCGGGCCTGTGTCATTATGTCCCCTCGGAATTTCCGGAGTACGCGGCTTACTTCGCCCCATTTCGTAGGGTCTGTAAAATCTGCCATATAACGAGCGTAGTGTACTGACGGGACTTCCGCCAGATATGCGATAGAGCTTACGAGCTGCTTAACGCCAATCGTAGGGTTTGCCAGCCACGCTTTTACCATAGGAGGGGTTATCTTTGCTACCCAATTCCACGCCACGTTACGGTCAGTAGCGACACTCCCCCTCTTTAAACGCTTAAATTCTCTCTCAAAAAATGTTACAACATTGTCCCCGTAATTAGCTTTTAGGTTCGCGACCGTGTTCGGGTCGAGCAGCAACTCTTTTATATTCGTAGTGAGGTCGGCATACCCGGCGAAGTGCGCTATATCGTTAATGTAGCGGGTCATTGCGTAGTACGCGCCCTTTTCTTGCAGCGCGGCAGTTCCCGTCGTAACTTTACGGAAAATATCTTTGTTCGTTATGTCGGAAAAGAACGCGTCCTCTTCGGCTTGCATGAGCATCTCGTCTACGACCGATATATCCGCGTCCGCTCCCTCGGTAAATAAATGTGTATAGTACGCGTCGTAAGGTAGATTCTTTCCTGTATGTTTAAGGTAGACCGGATTCGCTATCTGCCAGAGCTCGTCATATAGTTTATACTGCGCGGCGATATATTTCATGTCCGCTTCTGATAAGGCCGCGACCATATCGTCCATAAGCTCTTGGGTATAGAAATTCTTATTTGCTAAGTTCTTCTGCCCCTTAGTACGCTGCCACTCCATAACACGCTTCACAACTTCGTCCCGTGTGAGCTCGACAGAGTGCTTTACCTCCGAAGTGATTTTGCCCTCTTCTCCACCCGTAACCCAATCAAATTTTATTTTCTCCGTCGTGAAACGTTGTAAGAACTTTGCTAACGCGGCGTCGTCTTTGAGCCCGTATATCGACTTCATCTGGTCTTGAAAGAGTTTCTGGTAGACGTACTGGACTTTAGTTTTGAGATGAAAGGCTTTAAACGTATCGAAAAGTTTTTCCGTAACTGTTGCACCTTGCTTCTTACCGGCTCCCCGGGTCAGGAAATTTATAACCGTGTCAAAGGTAAAGGTGCCGAGCATAGGCACACGGTTACGATTCGGAGTATCGCGCCGGGCGTTCGGGTCACTCTTGACTTGTTTCTTGCCCGCTGAAATCTCCGCATTGACCGCGTCGAGGTTCGCTTGCTTTGCCTCTTCTTTGGCTTTCAACTGCGCTTGGCGGGTATTGACCCCGTGCTCAAACGCGGCGCTAAGGTCAGACCACATAGTGCGCAGCCAAGGTAATTCAAGATTGATAGAGTTCAGAAGCGCTACTTCGAAACGGAGCCGTGATTCGTCGGTCCCGTCTTTAACCGCCGCGGCATAGTTAGCGGGGTCGGTAGTGGGGTCGGCCGCTATCTTTAGTAATCCGTCAAAAACCTTCCGGGTGTCAGCATCGAACGCTCTGTCTCGGGCTTTATTAAGGAGGGTGTTAATGGCTTCAGCATAGACTTTTATCGCGTTCGCCGTCTCTAACTGCTGTATGCGTAGAGAAAGCACTTCGACGCGCTTCTCAAAACTCTTCTCGTTCTGTATAGTTTTAAGCGAATTGAGCATATTCTTTTTCTGCTTATCCGTCAGCACCTCGGATGAATTTATCATCTCGCCTAAGAATGTTTGAAAGGCTTTTATGTCGGCCTTGGCTATCTTCTTACCGGCCTTTAGTCCCTCTTTGAATTTCTGTATCTGCTTACGTGCGTACATCGCTCGGGCCTTATTAAGCGTACCGGCTTTAAGAGTAACGGGTTTACCGCCCTCTACCTCGGCCGTAGCCTCGGCGCCGTCGGCCATATACCCGTAGAGCTCGACTTCTTTTTCTTGTAGGGCCCGGGCCGCCTTACTACGTTTATCTGCCATCTTACGGAACTCTGTCCCCTCTAACTTTTCAAGTTCCATCTCCATCTGCGCTATCTCTTTACTTAGCGCATCTGTCTCTTCAGTAAGCAGATTGATACGGCCTTGAACAGCTAAGTTGACGCCTGTATCGACGGTAGCGTTAGGGTCTTCCGTTGCGGACGGCTTCTCTTCGCCTTGTGTAAACTGTTCGGCTTTGAGTAGGGCTTCAATGCTTTTATCTTTATACCTGAAACGGTCTTCAGGAGACATGTCTCCTTCCTCGTCGGTAACAAGGATACCGGCTTCGTCACGGATTTCCCAAGTCTTAGTGTCCGGTGTAGCCTTTAATACTTCCATATCTCGATACGCAGCTTCGCGAAACGCTTGTTTAAAATCGACTTGCATATTCTTGGAGAAAGAAGATATGACTTCGTCTATCTCTTTATCATTGAGCCCGGCCGCTCGCAGTTTACCTACAAGCCCTCTGTTCTCACGAATAACTTGTACAGAGCCCCCCGCGCCGCCCATTACCGCACCTATCATACCTGAGTAAAACATATCTTGTAATATCTTGCCCCAATCATCCTCCCCGAATCCGTACATCTTAGCGCTGAGTTCACTACCGAGGGTCTGGCCCGCTTCTTGGAAAAATTCCGTCCCGGCTTTAGCGGCGATACGCGCGATAACCTTGCTCCCGCGCATGTACTTCATAAACCCATCTAAGCCGACATACTCAAGGCCGCCTTCTGTTACGAAATTCGTAAGCGCCGCACCGTATGCTTCTTTAGGGGTAGCACCTTCTTCTCGCCCGCGGATATACGTATCGCTTGCGGCAATCTGACCGAAGACAGCGGCGGCTAAGTTCGGGTTCTTCGTAAGAGCAAACAAGCCTACCGATGTAAGAAGTGAGGCCCCGGCGCCGCCTAAATCGAAAGCAACTTGCTCTTGGGTAGTATCGCCTATCTTAAAAAATTTATCGTTGAGGATTTTATTTGAAGTCTCTACGAGGTCACGCCCTAACTGCGCCATCTCTTCGTCTTTACTTGTATCCTTGGGGAGCATCATCGAGGCAAGGTCGGTACCTATCTTCGGTATACCTAAAGCGGGATTGATGGCTGTCTCTAATAGCGTGTCAAACTGTATCCCCGGCTCGCGAGGATTCTCTCCAAGGGCCATAAACGCGCCGCCGACCATACGGATAGGGGTAGTGACAGCGAACGCCGCTGCCCCTTTACCGAACGCGGGTAGCACCTCGGGGTGCTGTCCGGCGTATACCCCAGCTTTAAACCCGGGGTTCAACGTACTTACGCCAAACATAAAATCTTCTTTAGGTTTACCGTAGGCTTGGGTTTGAATGTCGTGATTAAGGTCGTCTTCGTTAAGGCTTTCGGAGTAAGAGTATATCTCGTCTTTGTCCTCAAGGTACACGGCTTGTGTAGGGGGGTCCATTTCCTCAGCAGACATAGGCTTACGTTCCAGCGTAGGCGCTGGTACGAGTTCATCGGTGGGGGCATCAACGAACTCTTCGTTCGAAAGCGGCTGTCTTGCTAAATCGGTAGCCATTTATCTTCTGCCTTACTCCACTTCCATTTACCGTCGGACCGCACTCGTATAGTGCCGTCGACAGGTTTCGGGGGCACTACCTTAGCAGTAGTTTTGACGTTCGTAGGAGACTTATGTACAGGAGTTACGCCATTCTTCTCGTTCGCTGTGGCGTTTACCGCTTCGTCCGTCATAGTGGCGCTCGCGTTAGGGTGGAAGTAATTGACCGTCTCGGTATATGCTTCCCGGGCAAACTTCTGATGGTCTTCTCCCGACACTGCCACGCCCTTGTCTTTCGCGCGTATAACTTTGTCCATGTAAAGGCCGAACGCCATATTTTTAGCGACGACCTTATCCGCCCCGGCTACATTCATTGTGTCGACCTTGGCGTTTAATGCCCTGTAATAGTCAGCGTTCGGGTCAGCTTTATACCCGAACCATCCGCTCTGTCCTGTCTGCGTAGTAACGCTCGCATACAGGGGTCCGGCGAGTTCACTGTTGATTTTAGCCGCTACCTTACGTTCGATAAGTCCTTGGTCTACCCGATTTTTAAGCCGGGTGCTAAACTCCAAGAGTTCAGTCGTCAGCTTTTCAGGACTTTTAAGTTCGCCCTTTTTCTTTCCCTTTGTCCTCTTGTTCTGATTGATAGTCTTCTGTAAATCACTCCACTCCGCGTACGTCTGCATGAGCGCACCATCGTCAAGATTTGCGTTATTCTCTTTAATAGACCGGGCTACCCGTATAGTCGCGTCCATATCGTCTTTCGCGGCTTGAGGTACGCCCTCTGTGCGGTCCATAACGTTGCGTCTCCGCATTAACTCGGTAATGCCTATCTTATCAGCGAAAAACTCAGATGCGGATTCAAACGCTACGCCGGTTGAACGGATAACAGTTTGGAGGTCACGGTCCGCTTGCTTTTTCGTGGCATAGTCCCGAGCCTGTTTAGCATATTCTTTCTTTTTCTCCACCGTAAGGGGTAACCGCATAGTCTTAGTGACATTACCGGCAGCATCTAACTCTATGGGAATTTCAATGTTATCGTATTTGCCGTCTTCAAGGTCTTTCGCAAAACCCAAAGTGTTGGCTTCCATCTGGCCAGTCATAAACCCGTCAGTAGCGGCACGAACAGCCTTATTTCGCATATCGGCTTGCTTCGGCAGAGGAATAACCCCATCAGAAAGTTTAACGGATGAAACTACGGTTCCTATGTCCCGTATAAACTCAGGCAAAGTTTTAGCATTTGAAGCAATAATCGCGGTTTGGTCGAGAGCGTCTTGGGTATCTATAACCGCCTTCGCTTCTTGCTGTGAATAGGCGTATTCAAACGCCGGGGCTACCGCGGCTCTTTGAACGGAACCCATAGCTTTCATAAACTTTGTCTTTATTCGCTCGTCGCCTATGCCTTCAGCGTACGTCTCCGCGATTTTACCGGAAATCCTTTTAGCCTCATCCGGGTATGCCATCGGATTATCCGCAAAACGGGTCTGCGCCTCATGGAGTTGCTGTTGTAAGGCCCACGTAGCGTCAATAATCTTTGCGTTCGCGGACATGTCGGTAAGAGCGTCTTCTCGCTCTTTTAATTTCGCGATTTCGTTCTTACGAACGGGCTCGATGAGCTCTTCCTGTACCTCTCCGGCAACAAGCGCGTTACTTTCGTCTTTCTGCGCGCCACCTACGTACGACGAAGCGAACTGGTCTCTCTGATATTGAGGTATTGAACCCATCTTTTACACCCACCCTTTTGCGTCAGCATACGAGTATATCTTTCGGCCGGCGCTCGCGAAACCACCTATAAGAGCCGCCCGGCCCTGTCCTTCTTGTATTCGCGCTGTTTGGTAACCATACGTCGATAAAGCCGCACCGCGCTCACGCTTAGCGCTCGCCTCGGCCGCCGCCCACTTTTTCGTCTGCATTATCGTAACGACAGCAGAACCGCCGTATTCAACGCCGCTACCTATATACATCAGCTTTTGTTTCTGCGCGAAACGGTTTCCGTCTTCTTCTATGCGCTGCGCTTCACGGTTCGCCTCGAACTGTTGCATGTCAGAATACGAACGTGTCGTCTGGGCCTGAGCACGGCTTGCCGCGTTCTGCTGTACCCCTTGGTATATGCTTAACCCGGCCCCTATTGCGGTCGTGGCTATGGCTACTGCTCCCATGTGAACCTCCGGCTCCACAAACGATAGTCTTCTTTAAATCTACTATACCCGCTTAACGTACCTTCCTGTTCAAATCCCATAAACACCATCCAGCGGTCATGTAAAGGGTCCGCCGGGCAGTGGCTTTGTACTCTATGCGCTTTCAGTTTTTGCGTATACGTCGTGATAAAATCTTTAAGCGTACGCACGTAATCTATGGGGTTTTCCGCGACATATACCGAGGGTATCTGCCATATCTCCCACACCCCGTCCCAAAGCGGTATCCAGCCTATACACGTTATAATCTTTCCGTCTTTTATGAGAGTATACGCGTGCCCAAGTGACGACCAGTAATCAAGCATCTCTTGGGGTAAAAATGGGTATATCTTTTCCCACTCATACGCCCGCATATCCATAACTTTTAAATGCTCTGAATGGAACGGAAGTGTCTTCATGGCTCCTCCGTCACATCTACAAAAGGTATAATGGCCTGTACCGTGCAAGGGAGCGGCATATTCTGTATTACATTTATAAACTTCTGAAGTCCGTATCCGTCGGGTATAAGCACTTCCTCCATGCCGGAATATAACGGCGGAGGTTGATTTGTTCGGTCGTTCGAATTACGGAATATCAACTGCTCCATATTATACGGGTCAGTTCCGAACTCGGCTCCGAGCGTATGCCTGAAAAGAACGCCGACTTTATTGACTGTCGAGGTCATAGCCATCGACGAACCTGAAAGGCTCTTTGATTCAAGCGGCATCGTCCTAAGCCAGCCCCGGTACCCAAGCCCGACAATAACTACTGTCGTAGGGGCGTCGAGAGTAATACTGCCGTCTGTCACTACCTGTTCGGGGTGTACGGACCCGTCCGCCGTTAGCGTGACCGTCTCTCCTTCAAGATGTTCAAGTCCTGAAATCTCCGTAACTGTTAAAAACCAATTACCGGCCGCGACTACAGTGGTAGAATCAAGCGTCTGTAAAATCTTGCATGTAACCTCTGTCGCGCTTACGTATGCTATTATCTCCGCAATCCCGTATTCGTATCCGGTTACATGTTTCTTTACGATTATACGCCCGACGTCAGTGGCCGCGAATACATTGCCGCCCGCCGTAAACGTAACGCTCGCCCCCGATACAGCCGCGGGGGTAAGTGTTACCTCCTGAGATGTATCGAGCATAAGAGAAGAATCTACACGTACAAAGGTCTTCGCTATTTCGTATTGACGCCGTTCGAAAGCGTCGGTATCCGCTTCTTGGTCGTCGGTATAAAAGTCCTCGTACTCAGGCAATACTTCGTCAGCGGTAAAATACTCTATGTACCGGCGCGTAACATTGCCTATCGTACGTTCGACTACGAGCCATAAATCGTCCGTATTATCTGACCGGGGCTGACCGCACACGTCATATACCTTTACGTCTGTCCCACCGAGGTAGTGCGTATGCCACGCGGCTATCTTCTCTTGCTCTTTTGTCGAGACGCCTAAGAGGACACCGTCTGAACGTACTGCCCAAAGAACATTGATACTGCCTTGCTGAAGCGTAATGCGGGTTATGCCGGGGTAGGTTACCTCATCAGATAAGATGTTGAGGTCTTCGGAAACGAAACTCTCTTCGAGGAAACTGTACGCAAAACGGTTCAATATAAGTCCGCCGCGCTGAACATAGAAAACGCTTGTGCCGATACGTACAGGCTGTATAGACTGGACCCCATAAAAATCTACGGGTTGCACTGTGATAGCCGTGCCGGAGATAGGCGCGGCCTCAGTAGCGCCAAACGCTTTATATATGCCTCCAAAAGTGCCTATCCCCAAAAAGCGGTTCGTTCCGGAAAACCAGTATATCCTATCCGCAGTGTTATTCTGAGAAGCTATAGGGAACACCACCGCATCGTCTTCATTTGCTCCGACCGTAAAATCATCAAAACGATTGACGCCCGCGTCCGTGGGCGCGCGGCTGCCATAGAATGTCTCAGGGTCGTCCAGAGTGCCGCCGTAAAAGAGACGGCCGCCATAGAAACCGACAGCACCGGGCATATTCCCCTGCTTGAAGAGGTACCCACCGGAAGAGTAGGCAGTGTACCCGGTGCTGTTTATGTCGACAAGTGTATTGGGGTCTTTAAGTGTAAACGTATTGACCCCGGTATGGACTATAGAGTACGCGTTATCGTTAAGCTGGGTCATACCTACAACACCATAAATTTCTATTATATCGCCCGTCGATAAGCCGTGTGCCGTAGCTGTAATTTGACAAGCGGCGGCTTGGGAAGCACCGGTAATAGTTTTCGTAAAAGGGTCTGAAGTACGGGTAAATGTCGAGATAGTCCAGTTCGTCTCGCCTAAGCGCAACAATTTCATCGGCTCGTAATCAGGGTGCACAAGATACATTAAGTCCGCTTTTTGAGCGTATTTAACCATCGGTAAGTCGGCCACTGCATACGGGGATACGACCTCATATACTCGTTCCGTTTTGCCCCCGGATACATACGTTCCGTATGTCGACATGTTAATAGCATTACCGTCAAGGTCTTTAAGCGTGTACGTATCATTATTTACTTTAACGACAAGAAAATAATTCTCATTGAGTTCGGTCGTACCGACAACATCGTATATGAGAATTTGGTCGCCAGTGGAATACCCATGAGCGGTTGAAGTGATAACGCCTGTCGCGATAACTATACTCGTAACAGTCTTTGGGTCTTCGGTTATGACGCCTCCGTTGGAGAATATGCGAAACCTTCCATCTGAAAAAGCGAGGGCGTATGCTTGGTCGTCGTTAAATACGAATGGCACGAAGTATGTCAATCCGTTTAAACGGGTAGGAAGCACATATCTGGAACCACCACGGTAAGTATCTGGGCCCTGAATTTCACCAATAAAATTTCGGGATATTGATTTGCTGAGAGGATAAGCGGAAAGGTCAACGCGTCCAAAAAGTTTTTTGGACATTAACCCACCGGCGAAATTTACAAGTGGGTTCGTGCGTTGCATAGTTAAGCTCCCGGAACTATAGTTGGGTCGGCTTGATTGACCTGACCGGACCCGTACTGACGCCGGGCGCCTATAAATTTACTCTTTGTAATCCGACGTGGCGGATTATCTTGGCCATTGACCGCTCGGGCTTCTATTCGCGTATCGGAAAGCATAGTGCGTATACCCGTCCGGAGTGTCTCTTTACCGGAGAAAGCATACGCCATGTTATACGCAAGATACTGCGCGAGATAGTTCTTGAAGAGTTCATCGTACTTACTGACAACAACTTCGTCTTTTATATAGCCTATATTAAGAGATGCGCCTCCGCCGTTGTCATAAAGGATATACCCGCCCTCTATCTGGAAATCCATTCCTACAAGACTATCGCTCTCCTCGCCAATAAAACGCAAGCGGCAGAAATCGTTGGGTAAGGCGTACTGGTCGGCGTAGCCGAACGCGGGCGCGATAGCATTTCGAGACAGAACGGCCCGGGCCTTCGCGAAGTTCCAAGGATGGGCGCGGAGCACTTGTCGCCGAGTCGTGTCATACCAGCGGCTACATATCGCCTCGGCTCCGGTTTTTGGGTCTCTTAGGTTGGTAATGGGCGGCACTTTGAGTAAATCAAGCCCCATATTACAAATGCCGACTTCATCAAGTACGCTCATAGTGGAGCTCCTTATCCCAAAAAAGCGTACCGCCCGGTCCGCTATGCGGCGGTGGTACGCTTTTCAGGGTATATATTACGTTTACCGATTACGCCGTCTTCGCGAAAATCGCACGGACGTATATCTTACCGTCCGCCGAACCGACAGTGTTAGCTGTCAGCGCGAGGTCGTAATTGTTATCCGCGTCGTTCTCGTCGGTTAGACCGGCAAGTTCCCAAATCTGCTTGCCGATATTGGCAACTGTAAGGTCTGCCATACCGTTCTGCTCTGAACCGATAGCCTTGCCCGCGGATAAATTCTTCGCAGCCATCAGGATATTGGCGTCCTTCACCGCACCGCCGAGCTCAAGCATCTTGTAGACCCCGAGGTCCCAAGACGTCGAATTGGCTATCGCCGGGCAGTTTATATCGATGCTCACCGGAACGAGATTCTTGTTCACTTTGAACAAGCGGTAAATCGAACCGTCGGAATCCGCGGCCGCAACAGAGGCTATCGCCACCATTGACACAAGCTCCGCGCCGCTCTGCTTCACATTCTGCGTATCGGTTGATACGTATGCGTTTACGACTGCCATGTTTGAATCCTCCGAATTTTATAGTGCCCCTCCGCCGTAATGGCGGAGGGGGTTAATCGCTACGCCGCTATTACGAAGCGGTCGTCTGAACCTTCTGTATCCTATCGCCGTCAGTTCTGACAGCGCCGATTTCGCCGAGGACCTGAATGTAGGTGCTCTCGACGTAGCCGGGGTAGTCCGGAATAACCTTAACCCCGAACTCCTTGGACATGCCGTATATCAAGCCCTTCGTCGAAGCCGCGAAACAATCGCGGACAGCGGAGGCCACGGCGAGCTGAGGATTGTCGACCGCGCTGCCGAAGCAGACGATGTCCATACCCAGCACCGATACGACCTGACCTTTGTCCACAACGTAGTTGCGGCTGAAGTCACCCGAGGTAAGCTGGGTGATGTTGAAGAGCTGTGTCTCTTCCTGTTCGGAAAGACCGAGGATAATGCCTTCCGGCATGTCGGTTCCGACTTCCTTCGACCTGAAGTTCTCTCTGATTTCGAGGAGCTTCGCGTAGGTCAGGCCCGCGGTCGCGTTGACCGTCTGGCCGCCTTCGCCGGCGAACGTAACCGTGGTATCGAACCTACGGCCGGTCGCTACTGAGGCAAAGAGAGCGTCGATGCCGATTTTATCGGCTTTCCGGTAAATCGCGTACATGCAGTCCCGAACGAGTTTCGAGTTCGGGTCTTCGAACATGCCACGGACATCGCGGTTGTCGACGATGAGTTCAACGAGAATCCTGTCCCTCAACATTCTCCTTCTGGAGAACTCGGGGTTGGTGGGGCTGATTCGGGGATTTCTTTCGTTTGCGGTTCTGGCCTCGACCGTGCCGGTGCCATCATACGCCCACTCATCGCCCGTTACCGGTACTGACTGGAAACGGCCCATGAGGCGGCTTTTGGTCTGCTGTGCTTCGACGTGCAGCAAATTACTAAATTGGGTGATTAATACGGCATCAACTGGGGCTGCCATTTGTGTATCCTCCAAAAAGTTAAACATCATTGAGTTAGAAATGATGCTCCCCGCTACACGCGGACATCGTTACGCGTTTGTAGATACGCGCATCGTTAACTATTCGGACGGATAACTACAATCCGCTCCCCGATAATCTATTGAAAGTATATCTTATATTTTAACGTTTGTCAAGTTTTCGGCTAAAATATTCTTCGGGAGTAGAATTATGCTTCTCCTGATTGCACTTGATATGCGCAACTTCCAAGTTCAAATAAGCATTGGTACCGCCCCGAGTAACGGGCATTTTATGGTCGAGAGAATCTTGTAAAAAATCAATGGGTTTTTCGCAGAGATAACACGTAAGCACTCCGTATTTCATTCTGTTTGCCAGATATACGGCCTCTACGTCTTTCAGTCGTATTTTACCGGGAGCTTTTTGGTTTGCGTGGTCGGCTTTACTTTTTAATCGGAAGTGGGGCTTCTTTTGGTAACGTCGTTGGTATTCACTTTGTATCCCCGGGTGACATTTGAAAAACCTTTCCTTTGTGGCTTTTATCTTATCCGGGTTAGCTTTAACCCATTCTTTTCCTTTAGCCAGCATTGCTTCTTTATTCTCTAAATAATATTTTCTATGCCGGGCCTGAAGCTTTTCCCTGTTGGCCAGATAATGCCTTCGGCTATTATCCCGCACCCTTTGCTTCTGCTCTTCTGTCAATGCCATATACCTCTCCTCAATAAAAAATGCTCTATGTTAGGTGTGCTCGAGAAAACGGTTAAGTTTTCGCACCTACATAGAGCATTTAAAAAAGAAGAAACCGTTTAACTCGAGCACCTAAAGTATACCCTACTCGAGCTAAAAAGTCAAGTCTACTTCTTAATATTCCGCATCTTGTCCATAATAGCTTTGTTCTGCGCCATAACTTTTTCGTGGTCGGCGTGATTATAGTTCGTGAACGCCGGGTTCTTCATAAGCTCACGCTGCTGGGCGGAGAGAGATTCGTACGTATTCGTACCGGCGCCGCCAGTACCCGCGCCTCCGCTAAAGCCGTCTTCTTTAATGTACTTCTTTACAATGCCGTCAAGCGTAGCGGCGAGAATGATAAGCGAATTATTATCGAGCTTATCTATTATCGGGATTATCTCCGGCGGCGTATTCTCGGAGATAAGTTTCTTCGCGTTAGCAATCGCCACGTCTTTTTTATCCCCGAAGAGTTTGGTCGTCGCCGCGTCAAACGCGTCATCGAGTACCTTGTTCTCATCGAGCATCTTCTTGTGGGATTGGAACATGAGCTTCTCGAAACCGGCCTGTAGTTTCTTCGCGGATTCTTTCGGGATACCGGCTTCGTGCATTATCTTCTTTACCGCGGCGTCGGTTTCGGGGATACGCTTTGAGCCTTTGAGTTCTTCTATCTCAACGAACTCGTAGCCATCCGGGTTACCCGGAACGCCAAGCGCGGTATGGTATGCCTTTATCTCCTCCGGCGTCGCTTTTTCTCCGGGGACGATAACGCCTTTCTTTCCGACTGTCGTGTTGAGATTATCGACGAATTTAAAAAAGGATTCCGGGTCTTTCGTGTTCTGTTTGACCCAGTCTTTCTCGCGATATGATTCGGGTATAACTGAACTTAAACTTGGTGCTCCCGCGGGACCTGTTCCGCCACCACTGCCGCCCGCACCGCCATTAGGTCCTGTCGCCATCTTTGGGTACCTCCTCTTCAATTTTGTAATCCAACTCCACGGCCTTTATGACTTCCGGTATCATAAGGGTCCGCACACTTAAATACGCGTCCCTGCGCGCGTTGTTATGAAACGTCGCTTCCATGTCTACTTTACCTGTCGAGGATACTACGGTAGCTGGCTGCGAAAAACCTGAAATGAGGTAGAGATAGTGGAGCAGAAACACGCCATCTTCGGTTTTCGATAACCGGGATAACGCGGACTTCATCCGCTCTCTGGCCGCTATTGCTTTTTCGTTTATAGGTTTTGTCATGCTGGTTGCGCCGTCGCTACTTCTTTACCCGCTCCCGCGATATTTTTAGCAGCCTTTGATTGCATTTCCGTCTCTTCCGCCGCCATCGCCTGAGCCTGAGCCTCTTTAATAGCCCGTATATTGCTCTCGGCTTTATCTTTCGAAAGCAGTAGTTTAGAGGGGGCGCCGCTTAAATCCCGTATCGCGTTTATCGCCTCGTATAAATCGAGATACTGCATCGCGTCGGGGTTTACCGCGGCAAGGGCAAGAACACCGTTTATCGTTTCCGTCGTGCCCACTTTCTCTGTATTACGGAGTAACTGGGCAGCCGGGGAGATATACTCTATCTCGTAAAGTTCTTTCCCCGCGAGGATAGCTTCTTGCACTTCTTGCGGAATGACAATAGGATTAACGCCGTTAGACAGGAGTATGTTCTCTTTCGCCACGTCGTCTTCCGATATACCGAGAAGACCCATCTCGAAAAGAATATTGACTGACCGCTCGATGATAGGCGTCAACTGTTCGTTGAAGATACGCGAGTACACGCTGGATAGCGCGTCAGAACGTATGTCGTAACGAATCTCAGCTTCGCCGAGCGTCATGCGCGTCTTGTTGTTAAGGTCATAGAGTTTATCAATCAGGAAGTGATTGAGGATTTCAAGACGTGTTTGTTCGATGGCTGTGGCTAAACTCTGGAGTTCACCGATGTCAAATATGACCCCTATCGGCGGCTGGCCGTTAAGGCGCCCGGAAACATTGAAGACAGAGAGGCCGCCAGCTGATGTATCGACTGTCGCAGCTCCGAGGCTGCCGTCGTCTAACGTATATAGAGGCGGCTCAACTTTTTTCTCAACGCCGACTATGAAGGCTTCTTTCATCGCATTGAGCTGAATGATTGAGGGGAGCGCGTCCATCGCCGGGCTTCTGCCATACGTCTCACTTGCCAAACGATACCAGCGGCTTACTTTCGAGGGCAGTTCGGTAAACCCACTCTCTTTTAAAATATGTTTTTCCTCGACTTCGAAATGGTAGGTGGCGTACGGCATCGCTTGATTGCCGGCTTTCGGCGCGTCTTTTTTATCTTCCGTTGTCCGGGGCTCTATGGCAACGCAGATTATAATTTTATCAAGACGACTTTTTTCTTCTTTGTATTTTTTCGCGGTCTCCGCACTGACATTCTCTATGCCGTACGTATTAACGACTTGCTCAATACTTAATCTTTCGTCGTAGTATAGGGTGTCGACAAACTCATCTTTTGATTGGGCGATGTAGAGGGACTGTAGGGTCCAGCATTTATATATGAGCGGGCTTTTGTAGTCGCCTTGGAATACGCCGAAAGCGCCGGTACCAAAGCAGCCTTCTTCGTTTAAGTTCTCTTGGAAAGCGAGTTCGAATCCGGCCTTCTCTGATTCCATATACTTCGAGATGGCCCGGTTGATAGCTTCATAATATTTTTTATTGTCTTCGTTCTTGGAGAGATATTCCGGTTGTTTCAAACGGAAAGTGCGGCCGCCGGTTTTCCAAAGAGAGCCGAGGATTGCCGAGGTCATAGCTTGAAGCGCGCGAGAAGCGGTGGAATCGTTTATTGAACCGTCGTTCTTAAAATCACCGGGGGAAGTTTCAGACTGAAAACCCATCTTACGCTGATAAACATACTCAGCAAGGACTTCGAATTGATTGTTCCAAGGAGAACGCTCTTCTACAAGCATCCCCCGTTTTTTCAAAAGATATTCTATAGTCTTTGCCACGCTGGTCCCCTTTATGGTAGTAAGCGACCCTCACGCCAGCCCAATAATCGAGCTGGCGTGAGGACGGCTTTGGTCGCGAATACTATCCAGTCGGACCAGTGGGACCAGTTGCTCCGGTCGGACCTGTCGGGCCAGTTGCTCCCGTAGGACCAGTCGGGCCGGTAGGACCAGTTGCACCTGTCGCTCCGGTCGGGCCAACACTGCCTGACGTAGCGCCTGTGGCACCCGTTGCTCCGGTAGGACCAGTCACTCCAGTTGCGCCTGTGGCACCCGTTGCTCCAGTCACTCCGACACCTGTCGGACCCGTTGCTCCGGTTGCGCCTGTCGTTCCGGTAGGACCAGTCGGGCCGGTAGGACCAGTTGCACCTGTCGCTCCGGTCGGGCCAACACTGCCTGACGTAGCGCCTGTGGCACCCGTTGCTCCGGTAGGACCAGTCAC